ACCCGGCATCAGTAAAGTAGGTAGTTACACTGGAACTGGTAGTGCAATTAACGTCAACTGTGGATTCACTGCAGGTGCTCGATTTATCTTAATTAAACGTTCTAATGGCACTGGTGATTGGTACGTTTGGGACACTCTTCGCGGCATCGTAAGTGGTAATGATCCTTACCTTCTTTTTAATAGTCAATCAGCACAAGTAACAAACACCGATTACATCGACCCACTTGGAACAGGCTTTACAGTTACTGCATCAGCCCCTGCTGCTCTTAATGCAAGTGGCGGCACCTACATCTTCCTCGCAATCGCTTAAACATAACTAACTATGGAAATTAGAAACCGTACAACAGAGGAATTGACTACAGTTAGTCAGTTCAAAGCAACACAACCAAATACAAGCTTCCCTAAGCAAATTACAACAGACATACTTGATAGTTATGGCTACGATCCTGTACTAAATGGTGCTGCAGCTACGGTAACTGCTCCTTATGGAGTTAGTACACGTAGTGGTGTAGAAGAAATTAAGGGACAGTGGTTCACTAAGTTTATCGCTGGTCCCGTTTTTACTGACACTACAGACGATGAGGGTAAAGTAACTACTGCTGCTAATAACGAAGCTGCTTATAAAGCAGGCGTTGATGCAACAGCTGCTGAATCAGTCCGTACAGAACGTGACAAACTTATGCACGAAACAGATTGGATCATAGTTAAAGCAAAAGAAACATCAACCAATGTTCCTACAGCAATCAAGACATACCGTCAAGAGCTACGTGATTTGCCGTCAGCAGATGGTTTCCCACACACTATGACTTGGCCCACTAAACCTTCTTAATTATGATTACCCTTATCCGTCCAGTTTTATTTTCTTTTATTGAATCTCCTAAAGTAAAACGTTTGATTATTGACATGCTGCGAAAGCTTGCTACTACAACAGACAACACAGTAGATGATCAAGCTGTTGATTTTATCGAACGTGGTTTATTTGGAGTTAAGTAATGGAGTGGGCTAATCCCCCACAACTACCCTCTTTATCACTCCCCAATGCACCTAATCTACCTATACCTATACTAGAGGTGCCATGGGCTGATGTACCATCGTACAAACCGCTTGTAGTACCTCCAAATACACTTAGGCCACCTAAAGGGATAGAGGGTATTAACTCAGATCCTTCTCCTGATAAAGAAGCAGAAGCTGGATCTGGCATTCCTATTTCACCAACATATACTCCACCAATAATAATTCCACCTGAAGCTCAGATTGTAGAGATACCGTTTACGGATATTGAAGTACCACTTCCTACAACTACAATCATGACTACAGCAGCTACTACAGCTGCAATTTCTGTGGCTGCCACCCTCGCTGCTACATCACTATTTAAATACTTAGTGATGCTTATGAAACCCATATTAAAGCAAGCATGGAACAAGATAGCAAAAAAGAAGACCCTACCGGAAGAACTAAAAACTTCTTAGCTAAAGTCAAAGAAAATACAGAAGATGAATTACAGATCCTTGGGACTTTTGTTCGTCTAGGTGTTGTTGTTTGGAGTGGTTTTATTATTACTCTTAACTATGTTGAACTACCTATGATTAAAAAAGGTCAGAGTGGCGGTGATATTACATTTGTTGCTTCTGTATTTACTGGTGCACTTGCTACATTTGGTTTAACCACCTCTAATAATAAATCTAATAACAAATCTCCTGATCCTAAAAAGAAAGAAGAATGAAACGATTACTACTTTTATTGTTTTTAGCTAGTCCAGTATCAGCTCAGGTAACGCCTAATTTTACGCAAGGTTCAATGCAGTCAACAACAACTACCACCATTGATATTGACAGAACTATTGCTACTAACGTTTATGGTGGCGCTTATACATCATGGTCAGGTACAAACGTAACTCCCAGCGGAGCAATCAACGCCGCCGCTACAACATATTCAATCCATACTGCTGGCGATCAGTTTCAACTAGAAACAGTAACAAGAGCAGCAGGAAAAATCGAAGACAGTCTCGTAACAGAAACTATCAAACAAGTCTCTACTATTACTTCCTTGTCGGTCTTCTCTCAATAGCACCTGCTTATGCTAATGAAGAACCAACAGTTAGTAATACAGCAAACCCTGTAGCAGCAGCTACCGGTAATGTTACAAATAGTGCAGTTCAGTTCCAGAACAATGGTGCACCGTCTCGTCAATACTTTGCAGGAAATAATAGTTGCAATGGAACAACGATGCAATTCTCACCCTTTTATATGGGGAATGATACTGTTCCACACGATCACACTGGGTATGTACGAAGCAATAACTTCGGCGTACAACTGAACTTTTCAGTACCACTAGATGGTGGAATGATCGAAACCTGTAAAGCTATAGCTCGTAAACACGAACAAAAAATGCGTCTTGACTACGAACTTGTTCGTGCTCTTAAATGCACAGAGATTATGAAGTCTGGATTTACTTTTAGACCAGGTAGTCGTGTCGAAGTCTTATGTCATGACGTAGTACCAATAGTCTCTCTCGAATAATGGAATCAATAGTAGCAGCTGTCATTGCAATTGTTGCAGGCGGTGCAGCACTAAACAACAGATTACACAACCGAATAAATAATGTACATGATCGCATTAGTGGTCTTGACAGACGTATCGATGCCATTGAACTTGGCGTGGCTCAAGACTATGTATCTAAGGCTGACCTCTCAGTTATGGTTCAACGTATGGAGGACCATATGGTGCGTATTGAAAACAAACTAGATCAAATAGTTATACGTAATAATGGTTAAAAAGAAAGCTACAGAAGACCAATTTAATGAACTTCATAACCTAGTCACTAAAGAATTCTTGGCTCGTATTAAATCGGGTGAAGCAACAGCTCAAGAATTAAGAGCTGCTTGTGATTGGTTAAAGACTAATGATATCAGTGGTGTTGCTTTTGAAGGTACAGCACTTGATAAATTAGCAAGAGTAATTCCTCAAGTAGACCCAGAATTAGTACAACGGAGGCTCTATGGCAAGAGAGAAACTCCCGCGTAATCAACTTAGTAGAACAGCAAAGTTCTATAGAGATAATCCTGAAGCTGATGAGAAGCATAAACAAACTTCACTAAAAGCTGCAATGAAACCAGCTCGTAAAAAGAAGAATGCTGAAACCAGACAATACCGTCGTGATAACGGTATGGAAGGTAAAGGTGGTGGTGATGTACACCATAAACCTAACGGCCAACTTCAAGTTATGTCTGCTTCTAAAAACCGAAGGATTAAATGACACCACTACTTCCAACTCCTGATCACTACTTACACTACCTAATAGCCATGACGTCCTCTGAAGCAAAGCGCCTTTGGAGGCGCAGTATCAAAGAACATTTTGACTGCACATGTGCTTACTGCGGAGAAACTTATGACATCAATGAACTCACACTTGATCACGTCCAGCCGCGCTGTCATGGCGGTGGAGACAATAGGAACACAGTTGCAGCATGTATTAGCTGCAATCAGGAAAAAGGAAGTATGTATTGGCGGGATTACATAACCCGCTTTAATAACCCACTAAGAGAATTACTTATTACTAATTACACAAATGGCTGAAACTAACAAAGGTCTTCACAAAAAACGTTTTGCTACATTGAAAGAGCACCGTGCTGCTGTTGCTGCACGCAAAGCTTTAAAAGCTGGAAAGAATAAAGGTCCTGTTGCTAATGCTGATGCTTACGGAGAGACTTTAAAAAAAGCTAAACCTAAACCTAAAGCTGTAGCAAAACCAACTTCTACTAAAGCTGTCAAGAGTACTTCTACAAGTACGAATTCAGCTAAGACTAAAGCTCAAAAAGCTATTAGTGGTGTTGGTCCTTCTAATGCTCAACGTAAGAAGGATTCATCCCCTAAAGCAATGGCTGCTTATGACAAGAAAGCTAAAGCAGTTGATGGACCTGGACCGTCTCGAGCTGAACGTAAAAAGTCAATGTCTGCTAAAGCTATGGCGGCTGCTGACAAAAAAAATAAACCAGTAAAGGCTGCTAAACCTAAGTCCCCATCTGGTCGTGTAGCACTAGCTGCACGTCAGGCTGAAAAGAGAAAAACAAGATCATATAAAGATCCTAGAAGTGAAACTAGGACTCGTTATGTACGTACAGCAGGTGGCGGTAAGAAAGCTGTACATGAAATTAAAGTCAATGG